CCAATTGGTTCTAATGTGAATAAAGGGTACGAAATTTACATCTGTCTGGATGGAGGAGATGTAAATTCGGCAATGTACGTTTTGATTCATGAGTTGGCACACATGTCAGTACCGGAATATGATCATACTGATAAATTTTGGAAACATTTTGATAAACTTAAAAAGATTGCGATAGATTCGGGAGTTTATACACCCACAGGGACTCGCACCTATTGCGGGGATACTGTGAAGGACTAGAGACAAAGTGGGACACGTAGTGTCCCTAGTTTAGATCGAGGGGATCTAAAGTCCTTCGGACTTTGTCTTACTGTCCATCCACCAAGTACTTCTTTGCCAGGTAAAACACGATGGCTGCGATGAGTGCAGTCACAGCCAGACCGGTCAGAGACACCTCACCGGATGGACCGTGAAATTTAGGAACCATATCTCCAAGCTTGCCCTGAACTGGCTTGGAGAATGCGACGACCGCGGCAACGCCAGCCAGTAGCGCCTGGTACTGATCATCCTGGAGACCGAATGGGTTCTTGCTACGGGACTTGGGTGCATCATCACCACCCGAAGCCTTCCCGTTCTGAGGGGGCGCCTGAACATAGGGGGACCCCATCATCTCATCCTGCATCATCTGTCCTGGACCTGGCATAATATCGTCAATAGGTGTTGCGAAAGATGCCATTTGAGATTCAACAATATCTTTTTCAGGCGCATTTAAAGGCATTCTCAAAAGACCTGTTGGAGGTCCCGCCTTGTTTTCACCTTCTTTAGAGTTGCGAGAAAGTCCAGATGGGAGACTCGTCTGCTGACGCTCCAAAGCTGCACGAGCTAATTCTTCATTTAAATTGATTTCCTGTGAAGGAATTGCTGACATTATACTGTCTACACTCGGATCATATGTCATGACTCCAGCCATTATTGAATTTTAAATGGAAATTAAGTGGAGCATGCTACCGCGACTTTTTCACTACGACTGTTTCACCCCGTCGTTTCGGTGCACTCGTAGATCCCTGTGGTCCACTCGCAGCATGTGGACTGTAGAAGCGCTGGTGATACTGCCAGAAGGATGCTCCACCCACCCTGAAGTTTTTGCGAACAGGCGACTTGTACCAAAATACACAGTCTGAAATCTTATTACTCTTGGATGTATTATCAAGAACCATACACTCGTAGTTTTCAGTGCAAGAATCCATAACCTGACAAAACTGATCAAATGTCGGGAAAACTCCGAAAAAAGCTTTGTAAAGGTTTTCACGGTTCTGCCTGACGTTATCACGGAGAGCAAACACATAGTCCACGTTGGTGCGAACGTACGGAAGCATGTCCATGCAGTACTGGGTCGTCAGCATGAAGAAGATGTTCCAGTGGCGACCGTTCATGAAAAGCCGGCGCATGCAGTCGTCTCTCATGAAGGCTTTATCGTACATGCAATCGTCCATCAACAGAAATACGGAAGGGGCTTTGTCCTTGCCCAGACTCTTGACGAGCCTGTGCTGTCTCTCGAGTAGCTTTTCAACAGCATCCTTTCTGTATTCGCCATAAACGAACAGATCAGGAATAAATTGTTTATAGTGTCCATTTCCATCTTCAGTTCCTGACATGGCAATTCCCGCTGGTATATGTTTTTTGTGCCAGAGAATGTCTGTAACAAGAGTCGATTTACCCGTCCCACGTTTCCCTATAAAAACACAAACCTTATCATCACCTATTTTTGATGGGTCAAATCGCCTGAGTTGCAACTGACTCATCCTCTAATTTGTGTGATCAAAATTCAGAGTGAGCTGAGACGCGGGTGCGTGCGCGGAAACTAATGTTTTCCTTTATTAGAGATGTCCGCTGGCTATATCCAGCTGGCTGCAATTGGGCAACAGGACGCATATCTCACGGGTTCGCCTCAAGTGACGTATTTTTCAGGGGTTTATAAGCGTCATACCCCCTTTGTACTTGAAGCCTATGATATTTCATTTCAAAATCAGCAAGTTGTCTATGGTCAAAATAACATTTGTAGGATCCCTCCTAAAGGAGATCTTATACGAGCGCTCACACTCAAAGTTGAATTACCGACACTCTTTGACCCTGGTAATTTTTGGGCGTGGGACATAATTGCATCGATAAATAATGACCCTCACATACTCATCAATGGAACCTACTTTAGTCTTCCATATCAGGGAATCACATACTATTCAACATTCAATCAGACTTCGTGGATTTCTTCGACTCTTGCAAGTTTTGTGAGTTATTCAAACGCCCTCAATCAATTTATTTTTTCAAATTGCGCGACGCTCGAGGTGGATCAGGGGGGAGTATTTTGGGGACTCGACCCCAAGGTGGGTACCGTTTCTCCTACAAACTCTTCAAATTTAGTTTATACAGTAGGAACTGGAACTTCATTAACAAATGCGTTTGCGAATAGTATCTCAACATCAAATCTGGCTGCAAACTACATTTCAAACGTAGTTTCAACTCGTCAATCTGATTTTACCCTTCAACAGGCGGGTTGGATTCAAAGTACAGGGTTACCCCTCGTGAATACAAGAACCAGTATTTTTTTGAATCTTCCCGTGAGTTATTCTATACCAGGAGCTACTCAGAGTTTTATAAATTTTGCCAATTGGGCAAATCAGGACACGGTCTCAACCTACTCCGTAACATTTAATGGTCGACTCAAGTTTACAAATGCGGGATTTTATATGGTCCGCGCAGCATTTTCATTGGGTACAGGTTCAGTTCTCAATATTTCTTATGGTTCCGATCCAAATGAAAGTATCTACCCAAACGGAATTCCAATCGTGCCTCAATTTGCTTACTCCTGTGATTTCCGTGTTTCGCCAGACCCTTCTATGCCTCTTTTGATGCCCTTCGTCGTAGCAAGCACATCAAATACGTACTATTTTTACGCAAATACAACGTCTATTGTAACTCAATTTACACCTGGAACTTACTTGACAGTCACCCCTGTCGATGATTTGTACATGTTTAATACAAATACACCAGTTTCAAGTAATATAGTTCCATTTTTTGGAAATATAGTTACGCCTCAAAACACAACGGTAACACTTGGTTCTGATCACTCGATGATATTTAGTTCACCTGGAACATGGATGCTTTCTGGTGTTATTTATCTTGCACAATCTCCTCAAAATTATGTAGCAAATGTTTCAGTATGGAACGTGACTTCGCAAATCCCAGATTACGCTTACACAACCTTGAGTCTGCAGGGGCGTGATCCTACCATAGCGTTCAGCATGCCCATAGTGGTAACAAGTACGACCCTAAAGTATTTCACAAATATTTATTCTACATCGTCTATAACAATTTTGAACACATCCTATTACACAGTGACTCAAATAGGGGCTCAAACATATACGGGGTACGAGACTGTGCTTTCCAACAACGGCATCTTACTTCAGCCTTCGGCTCAAGTTCAATCCATAGGGTCTAATACCCCCCTGAATTTTACAACAAATTACAGTCTTCCAGCGGGAACAAACTCCGCAATTATATCAGTTAATCCAACGACCGGAAATCTTCAGTTTTCGAACATTGCCACGTACATGTTAACAGCTGTACTTTCGTCATCTGATAACGTCAAAAGTATCACGTTTGGTACCACCACTTACAATTTTAGCATTGGCGGTCTTTTTCCTCAAATTACAGTCACCGTGCCTCATCGTGTGACTCAGACTGCTACGGATGTTCCCATCACTATAACAACTGATCAAGTGGGTTCAACCACAAATATTTTTTCGAATACTTACATTTCAGTTTATCCCGTCGCTTCAAACGTGATTCCCACGGTCAGTTATAATTATTACGACTCGGTCGGGACATGGCTCATAGATCGCGCAGATTTAGTCATTGGTGGACAGACGGTTCAGACGCTCACAGGAGAATTTATTGAAATTTACAATGATCTGTATGTACCTTACGAAAATCAACCTGGACTCAAGCTGCTTACTGGAAAATATGATACAACAAGTCAGATTTACCCCCCGGGAAGAACCTATTTCACAAACCTTCCGTTCTATTTTTATCAAAATCCCGGTCTTTATTTGCCACTCGTTTCATTGGGTAGACAAGACGTCGAGGTTCACATTACATTCAGAAATCTTCAAGAATTGACANCCGTNAATACNTATAACATAATTGAACCCCTGATTGCAACAATTATTACAGAATATGTTTATTTAGCNGATCCCGAAATTAATTGGTTCAAAAAGTCCCAAATTGATTATGTAATTCAACAGTGTCAGTATCAAAAATTCCAGTTGGCTCCTCAATTTACATCGGCAATTTTCAACCTGGAATTTATAAATCCAATCCGTGAACTCTTTTTTATTCTACAACTCGATGGAACCACACCTTATGATTATTCAGATCTAAATAGTTTGGCTATGAATTTTAACGCATCCGAGGCTTTCACTGCAGATGTGACGGATGCACTGTACCTCAATTCTATTGAACCGTTCGACCATTACACAAATTATCCAACCAGAAACTTTTACATGTACTCCTTTACAAATCAGACAAATACGCCTCGACCTTATGGTCAAGTAAACTTTAGTCGTATTCGTGATATTTTTATTCAACTTAATACAGCGTCATACGCAACTAAAAAAGAATTGAGAGTTATAGGAATAAATTACAATATTCTAAGAATAAAGGATGGCATCGCCGGACTCATGTTCAACTCGAACGATTTCTAGTCAGTTCCTATGGAAGTCGCTGTGCGACTGGTTTTTTAATCCCAGAATGTACTAGAAATGGCAGGAAGAGCCAGTTTGTCCTACCTCGGACAAGAAGATATTTATCTGAGTGCAGACCCGGAAGTGACATATTTTGTCGAAAAATATGTTGGTCAGTCCCTTTTTTCATCCCGAGTAATCAGGGTGCAATTTCCAGCCGATAACACAGTTATTTTTGGTTCTGAGAAGGAACTCGTGCTTCCAAGAGCCGGTGATCTCATCACAAACATGTACCTCAAGGTTTTCCCGCCCGCACTGGGTGCTGCAGTGCAGGTTCTTGATTCAGTTGGAACCCTTATGATTCAATACGTAGAGTTGTATATAGGATCTGAACTCGTCGAGAGAATTTACGGAGAATACCTTGAACTAAAATTTGATTTAACAGTTTCAACAGGAAAACAGAGAGCACTCCAGAATCTTATTGGTAAATATCTCATTCAACCCGTTCCTGTAAACGCAAGTTATACAATTCCTCTGCCATTTTACGTATTCAGACGCGGTCTTCCACTCTGCGCATTCAAAGAGGATGTGACGTTTCGCATCGTATGGAATCCCTCGACACTCTTTACCTTTCCATCTGTGAATATAGTAGCTCCATTTTATGCATATTTAGACACGGAATATACGTATATATCTGATGCAGAAATAGCGCACATCAAGTCAAAACCTCAGATATATCCTATAGAACAGGTCCAGCGACAAGAATTTTTTGCACCCCAAGGTGTTAATCAGGTTCAGTGTCTAGGCGAGTTTTTAAATCCAGTGAAGGAATTTTTTTTCGTTTTACAAAATGATTCAGCCCTTGGGTACGATTACACAACAAATGGGACTTACACATCAAACGGCACAACTTTCGAACAACTCGAACAATTCATTCTCAATTTCAATACGACCGAACGCATCTCCAAGGACGTGGGACTCCCCGTCTTCCTCCGTGTAATTCAGCCACTCGAGTATCATACACGTATACCCAGTAGAATTTTTTACATGTATTCGTTCAGTATCGACCCTGAACTTTATGATGAACCATCAGGAGCCGTGAACATGACACAGATTAAGAATCAAATTTTTCAGTTTACCCTGACCCCCAGCCCAACCAGTAGATATATCAAAATTTACATGATAAATTACAACTTTCTTGAAGTGAAAGATTATTCAGCCCGTGTGGTATTCTCAAACTTCCACTAATTTTGGTTAATTCAAGAGTCCTCAGTTAAAACTAATTTTGGTTTAAAATTAAAAATGGAGAAGGCTGCCATAGATATTATGATACCTGTTCTCGAGTCTGCAACTGTTCTTGCAGCCCACTATGCCAAGGCGTGTGGGCGTGACGTCATTCTTGCAGAGGATATGCGGATGGGACTCATGTACTCAGCCCGCAATGTAATTGGTAAACAGATTGGTCCAATTTACCCCGAAGTTTGGGACGAGGAAGAGGACGAGGAGGACGAGGAGGACGAGGAGGACGAGGAGGACGAGGAGGACGAGGAGGACGAGGAGGACGAGGAGGACCCAGAGTGGGTCAAGTATGAAGGGTCAGACGACATGGCAAATAAGATGAACGAGTGTGCAGACACATGGGACGCATGGGAACCCGAGAGTCCAGCAGAGAGTGCGTTGAAATCCGCTGTAGACAAACAGAGAGAAAATTAGATGGAACCAGAAGACTCTTATGAAGAAGAACTCGAGCCAAAGGTTAAATACTCATTCATAGTCTATGAAGAAGATTATGAAGAAGAGGAAAATGATAAGGATGAAGTTCAGCCTTGGGATCCTTCCGATATTTTTTTTCGTATCACATAGTAAATGTCTGGTCTTCTCTCAAGTGTCGCTCTTCAGCTGGAGTCACAGTCCCTGAACTCCATCGTCGCCGGTTTCTCGTTCGCCAGCGCCATCGCATGGATGGACGTTGTGCGCTTCATCATCTCCCAGGTGGTCCAGGTCGGCAAGAACGGCGGTCAGTACTATGTCCTCAGTGCGCTGTTCACCACCCTCCTGGCAATCGTCGTGTACATGGCAATCAAGACCCTGGCTTTCAACGTGAAGATCCAGGAGCCAACTCAGCCCGTGTACGCAGTGACTGCCCGCTAAACGTTTTCCAGGCTGCGAATACAGAAATTAAAACTAAAACTATAATCAACCAGGGGATTTTTGTTTTCTTCTCTGGGGGTGGTGGAGGCACCATTGTCATTGCCTCCACGATTCTCTTAATTTCCACATCCTGGAGGGGCGGGGGAGGTGGTAGGCGTCTTACGTCATCTTCCAGAACATGCGCCCTCAGAATAAATGCATGATTATCAGACCCTCTGAAATTCAGTAGTTTTCCATTTGTATCGTACCAGTTGACTGTCAAGCGCTGGAGACTGTTAATGGGTTCTGGATACGCCACAGATACCGTATAATCTGAATTTTCATGATAAATTTTCATACCGCCAGACGAAACATCCATCATAATTGGTGCAAAAGCTCTGTTAATGTTTGAACCACTGACTGTCCCCGTCGTTCCTGTCAAAGCCTTTGCATCGATGTGACTAGGTGTCTTGAGTTCATCAATGTCGAGAAAGATGTATTCATTTGAATTCATGTGAATCAAAGTATTCGACTTGAATATGGACTGACCTAGTAGGCACGGATCCAGTGAAGTTGCCGGTTTTGAAGTAAATAATGTAGTCTGAGGAATTCCCATGAGATTAGATAGTTCGGATGAATTGATTCTAAATTGGAAAATATTAGTATTTGAAAGTAAGAAATGTCCTTCACTCGAGAGATAACTCATAGAAAATGCATTATTCACAGCAGCAGTTATAGCAGCCGTGAGACAGCCAGCTGAGTAAAATCCTTGATTTAAAGAGATATTTGACGATCCTACTGTTAGTACGTTTGAACCGTTTGTGAGATTGTACATGGTATTTGGCACTCGTGTACTGACAAGATCGACCCGAGTCACATTCTTTATGGGAGTTGTTAAGTGTAAGGTGTATGAATTTCCGGAAGGATACAAAATGGCATTTCTGCTTCTTGAATCTGCAAAGATCAGCCGAGTTGATTCCATCTAATTTTATATTAGAAATTAAACAAGGTTACTCAGCTCTTTGATAGCCTCAATTAATAGAGGGACCAATTTGTCATATTGAATTGTAAGGTATTCGTTATTCACAGGGGCTTGGCGGATAACTTCCGGTAGAATCTTCTGAACCTCTTGAGCACTCAGACCTACGTGTATATTATCGTCCATACCCATGCCTTGTGCTAAATCGTTCCACTTGTACTGGAACCCGTTCAGCGCCTTGACCTTCTCAAGAGCACCTTGGATGTTTCCAAGTTTTGTCTTGAGACGATCATCAGACGCAAACGCAACCACGTCCCCTACGGAACTTACGCCACTCGATCCAGCAGATAGAAAAAGTCCTGAAATAGTTCCACTTGAAGTTATCGTAGTACCTGAAAAGGTCCCACCCGTGAAAGCAGCTCCCGTGAATCCCGTGGAGGCTGCAATTGTCGTACCTGTAATAGTTGTTCCCAGGAANGTCCCNCCNGTNAAGGCAGCTCCCGTGAATCCCGTGGAGGCTGCAATTGTCGTACCAGTGATAGTTGATCCCTTGAAAGTCCCTCCCGTAAAGGCAGCTCCCGTGAATCCCGTAGAGGCTGCAATTGTCGTACCTGTAATAGTTGTTCCCAGGAAAGTCCCTCCAGTGAAGGCAGCTCCCGTGAATCCAGTGCTTGCCGCAATTGTAGTACCGGTGATAGTTGTTCCCAGGAAGGTCCCACCAGTGAAGGCAGCTCCCGTGAATCCCGTACTTGCTGTGAATGTTGTGCCACTTACGGTGGTTCCTGCAAAGGTTCCTCCCGTAAAGGCAGCTCCCGTGAATCCCGTACTTGCTGCAATCGTCGTACCGGTGATAGTCGACCCTTGGAAAGTTCCACCGGTGAAAGCAGCTCCCGTGAATCCCGTAGAGGCTGCAATTGTCGTACCTGTAATAGTTGTTCCCAGGAAAGTCCCTCCCGTAAAGGCAGCTCCTGTGAATCCAGTAGTTGCTGCAATTGTCGTAGCGGTGATAGTCGACCCTTGGAACGTCCCACCCGTGAAGGCAGCTCCCGTGAATCCCGTGGAGGCTGTGATTGTTGTGCCGCTTATAGTTGTTCCCAGGAAGGTTCCACCGGTAAAGGCTGCTCCCGTGAATCCCGTGGAGGCTGTGATAGTTGATCCCTGGAAGGTCCCGCCAGTGAATGCAGCTCCCGTGAATCCTGTAGAGGCTGTGATGGTCGTTCCACTCACAGTAGATCCTGCAAATGTCCCTCCGTTAAAGGCGGCACCTGTGAATCCCGTGGAGGCTGCAAATGTGGTTCCCGCAAAAGTCCCCCCTGTAAAGGAAGCTCCCGTGAACCCTGTGCTTGCCGTGATTGTCGTTCCACTCACAGTAGATCCTGCGAAAGTCCCTCCCACAAACGAAGACCCGTTGAATGCAGTTCCGGTAAATGTTGGAGCCGTGACCGTTCCACTCAATGTGAGACCGCTCACAAAGGTACTTATTCCTGTTCCAGATACGAAAACATTTCCTGTGACAACTAAATCACCAAAATTGGTGACTGTTGGCATCTTAAAAGAATACTCACATTATTATTCAATGAGAAAGGTACTTATAGCCACACCAACTTATACTGGGGATGTAAACATGAAATACACGATAGCCCTTTTGAATACCATGCGCCAAGCTATGCTGCGTGGATTTGATTTACAGGTGTGTTACACTGCAGGCGATGCCCTCGTTCAAAAGAGTCGCAACTATCTGTTGACGTGTGCTCTTAACAACGGGTGCGACGATCTCATATTCATAGACGATGACATCGAGTGGGATCCCGAATGGATTTTTAAGATGCTTGATTACCCTGTTGATGTCGTGGGCGGTGTCTATCGCAAAAAGATTGACGATGCCGAGGTTTATGCCGTGAGACTCGTAGAACCCATCCAGGGGGACTCGCGTACTGGACTCATGAAAGTTGAGGGACTTGCCACGGGATTTCTACGCCTGTCACGTAAAGCATTCGTGTCACTCTGGGCATCCTCTGAACCCTATACAAACGGTATGGTTAAAAACGAACGTATGGTTTTTGATCTTCAAATTGAAAATCAAATTCTGTTCTCAGAAGATTACGTCATGTCCAATAAACTTTCCAAATTAGGTTTTGAATTGTGGATCGATCCCAGGATGTGTTGCGTCCACACAGGTCCCAAACCATTTGTTGGTCACTTTATAAAATGGCTTGAAGACAGTGGACGTTTTCAAAAGTAATGAAGTTGATTACATTTGGAGATGACCCCTCTCAAATTATTGGTCTAAAAAGCGAATACGTAAATATCGGACTTGGAAAAAAGTACATTGATCTTTTTTCAAAGTTTGAAGCTTTCAAGGAATATGTGGAAACAGCTGACCCCCAAGAAGTTTTGATATTCGTGGATGGGTACGACGTTGTACAGAGACGGACAGACCTTACTAATTTTGAAACAAAATTCAAAGAAACTGCGGCTGATATAATTTTTAGTGCTGAGGTGTACTGTTGGCCGAACCCCTGGATCGCCTACCAGTTTCCTCCCGCAGTTCCTGAGTGTCCCTACCGATTCCCTAATTCGGGAACATTTGCAGGATACGCATGGGCAATCAAGAGGATGCTTGAATGGGACCAGTATCGCCTGAATCACGACGATCAAGGGTATGTTCACGATTTTTTCCTGCGGTGCAAAGATTTGAAAATTGGTCTGGATAATGGTCAAGTTATGTTCCAGACTGGAACGGGTATTCGCTGGTCAGTCCTGGATACGTGTCAAGCCTGGTTTGTTCATTTCAATGGAAGAAGTCACCACAAAAAGGATGGAACCTCAGTCCTTGCCGAGTACGTAGCTGGCTCGCCTATTGGCGGGATAGCACAGTGGCACACAGTTCCTTGAGTTCCTCAATCTGCTTTGCCTGCTCCTTGATCGCCTCCACAAGCAAAGGAACCACCTTTTCGTACTGGACAGTCATGTAATTGTTTCCAGTGGTCCCGTTGTCGAAAGGCGCAGGGCGAATCACTTGGGGCAGGACCGCCTGAATTTCTTGAGCGCTGAGCCCCACATGTTGCTCGAGGTCGCTGTACCCGTACGAATTCGCCACATAATTCCACGTAAATATAAATCCGTTCAGGGATTTGACCTTCTCAATAGCGCTCGGGATGTTTCCGAGTCTGGTCTTGAGACGATCATCTGATGCATAAGCAACCACGTCACCAGTTGAAGTGACGGATGAGCCATAAAAGGTGCCTCCTGTGAAGGCAGCTCCCGTGAATCCCGTGGAGGCGGTGATGGTCGTTCCCCTGAAAGTCCCTCCTGTGAAGGCGGCTCCCGTGAATCCCGTCGAGGCTGTGATGGTTGTTCCGCTCACGGTTGATCCCTGGAAAGTCCCTCCCGTAAAGGCGGCTCCCGTGAATCCCGTACTTGCTGCAATTGTCGTACCAGTGATAGTTGATCCCTGGAAAGTCCCTCCCGTAAAGGCGGCTCCTGTAAATCCCGTACTTGCCGCAATTGTCGTACCAGTGATAGTTGATCCCTGGAAAGTCCCTCCCGTAAAGGCAGCTCCCGTGAATCCCGTGGAGGCTGTGATGGTCGTTCCCCTGAAAGTCCCTCCTGTGAAGGCGGCTCCTGTGAATCCCGTACTTGCTGTGAATGTTGTGCCACTTACGGTGGTTCCTGCAAAAGTCCCGCCGTTAAAGGCGGCTCCCGTAAATCCCGTACTTGCTGCAATCGTCGTACCGGTGATAGTCGACCCTTGGAAAGTTCCACCGGTGAAAGCAGCTCCTGTGAATCCCGTGGAGGCTGCAAATGTGGTTCCCGCAAAAGTCCCTCCTGTGAAGGCGGCTCCCGTGAATCCCGTACTTGCCGCAATTGTCGTACCGGTGATGGTTGTTCCCTGGAATGTCCCACCCGTGAAAGCAGCTCCCGTGAATCCCGTACTTGCCGCAATTGTCGTACCGGTGATGGTTGTTCCCTGGAAAGTTCCACCCGTGAAAGCAGCTCCTGTGAATCCCGTACTTGCCGCAATTGTCGTACCGGTGATAGTCGTTCCCTGGAAAGTCCCACCAGTGAAGGCAGCTCCCGTGAATCCCGTCGAGGCTGTGATGGTTGTTCCGCTCACGGTTGATCCTTGGAAAGTTCCTCCGCTAAATGCGGCTGAATAAATACCTGTAACAACGTTTGCGAATAGAATATTAGCAGTTGCGATATTGGCTGTAGTTGTCAAATTAGCCACTGGCGTCGTTATGTTACTCGTTACATACAAATTCCCCGTCACGTCAAGGTTTGCAGTCGGTGCGCTCGATGACCCTATCCCAACCTGAGGAACATAGTAAATTGAGGTCGCCCCGATGCTCGTCCATTGTGAACCCACAAAACCAACGATATTTGTTGTAAAAATGTTGGCAATATTTGCAGTCACCAAATTAGCAGTAAAAATATTAGCACTTGTGTAAACATTCAAATCGAGAATATTAGCAGTTGCTATATTGGCTGTAGTTGTCAAATTAGCCACTGGCGTCGTTATGTTACTCGTTACATACAAGTTCCCCGTCACCACAAGATTGGCTGTTGGTGCGCTGGATGACCCTATCCCAACCTGAGGAACATAGTAAATTGAGGTCGCTCCGATGCTCGTCCATTGTGAACCCACAAAACCAACGATATTTGTTGTAAAAATGTTGGCAATATTGGCAGTCACCAAATTAGCAGTAAAAATATTAGCAGATGTGTAAACATTGAGTGTTCCCACGTTTCCTGAAGTGATGTTCGCTGAGGCGGTGTTCAGGGTCACTGCGTTGGCACTGAAAAGGTTAGAAAGTCCCGAAACTGTGAGCTGAGTGACGTTCGCTCCCGTGAAGACATTGAGCGATCCGACGTTTCCTGAAGTGACGTTTGCCGACTCGGTATTCAGGGTCACTACGTTCGCGCTGAAAAGGTTCGAAAGTCCCGAAACTGTGAGTTGGGTGACGTTCGCTCCCGTGAAGACATTGAGTGATCCCACGTTTACTGAAGTGACATTAGCTGAGGCGGTGTTCAGTGTCACTGCGTTGGCACTGAAAAGGTTCGAAAGTCCCGAAACTGTGAGTTGGGTCACGTTCGCTCCCGTGAAGACGTTGAGTGATCCCACGTTTCCTGAAGTGA